CATGTGGTTGATTACTGCCTATTTCAGCCTTGAATGCGAAATCTGTATTGTAATACCATTCGCCTGCTGCATCTTGGCATAATAACTCATGCTTATCAAATTCCCTATATTCGTTATTTCCGTTTGAATCTGTTCTTGTATAAGGCCTAGTCTCTTGTGTAAAGCATACATCAAACAAAAACATCAATTCGAATAAGTCTGAATAGAAGTTAAATTTATTCTTGATTTTACTTTGTAATCTGCCTGCTGCTTGCTCTACTTGAACCTCTTTAGCTTTGCCTGACTTCGCCGATGGGTCATATTTACCTTGGTAACTATCTGTAATCCCTAGAATCGATTTAGCTTTAATATAGTTAGCTTCTGCGAAATTTAAGTCTTGGGTTATATTCGCTTTAAGGTCCTTGACCATTATCCCTGATAAGTCCGCTATACTACCTTGCCAGATTTGGTACACATCATCTGATAGTTGTTTATTTAACTTGGATGGTATACCTATAATTGAGCCAGCTTGAACCACTTTTTCCTCTGCTTTGCTCCATACCTTTTTTATAGATTCTTGTTGATCACGAATAGTTTCTACATCCGAACGTCCTCGAAAGCTAAAATTAAGGGGTATATTCTTTCTGATAATGACTGGTAATCGTTTAGGAGCAGGGATAGAAACTTTAGTTCCTGCTTGTATATTACGTTCTATTACTACTTGCTCAACGATTTCTTCGACATATGGTTTATTAGCTTGATCATATTTAAGTATTTTCTTTTTCTTTGGGTAAACAATAGGACTAAGAACTAAATCTTCTTGTATGGTTTCTTCCATCATTACTTTGTTAGAAAGCTTTTTACTGCCACAACTCGAGCAAACTTTCTCTCCTTGTGGGTTTTCGTATCCACACTCTTTGCACTCCGCAATCCTTGGATAATAGTATTTAGGCTCATATTCAAGCACTGTAGTTCCTACCCATGCTATTTTGCCTACATCGCCATCCTCGTCCTTGAAATAGCATATGACCTCTGTTACAAGTTCATTAGCTACATCGCTTTGTTTACTGTTCTGAGCTGAACTTGTCCCATCTGATGCGATAGAATTAATTTCAGGATACTCATAACCTTCTCCATCAACATCGACTTCATGTTCCTCGTAGACACTATCTTTTGTCCTAGCACCCATTAAGAAAATATAATCCATCTTTCCAACGTCATGCATATTGGGTTGTGGGATGACTTGTTTTGGATGATAGTTAACCAGTTCTTTTTCTCCAATATATTCGTGCTGTCCTTTGGACCTATCCCAATTCATTAGCACAGTAGATATACCATGCATATAAGTATTTCGCTCGTTAACATCACTCATGGTTTCAGCTTCAAATTCTTCAAAGTCATTCATAATCTTGTCTTGTATCATTTGCCCCATATCTTCAAAGCCTGGCTTTTTGGATTTAACAACTGCATCTGGCGTCGCTGTGTTAACCTCGCTCTCGATTAACTCGTATATGATGTTAGGCACGTTATTTGTCTTTTTAACGGCTGTTTTAGAGTTGCTATTGATGTTCTTGGTGGTTTCTTTAGTCCCTCGATAAATACGCTCTAAATCATCATATACGCCGTTGTCATAGTTAGAGTAAGCTGTTTGAAATAGTCTGTCATACTTCGATAAGATTCCCATCTCGTCTAGTTCTTTTTCTTTACCCCTTATCTTGTAATTCATTTTCTTAGCCAATATTTTCACCTTCTTTAGCATTTAGTCACCTACTTTTGTGTATTAAAAAAGCCAATCAATTAAGAATGGCTTAATGTTTATTTATTTATCTAATCAAGTGTTACTTCATTTCCACACTTGCACCTAATGACAACTTCATCGCTACGGTGTGCAAATATCTCGTCTGTTCTCTCTCCGCACTTTTTACAGAAAATCATAAATCCAACAGGCTTGTTGATTAATTTGATTTCTTTTATTAGTTTTTCGTTCTCTAATGAAAGGCTTTCAATTTTCTTTATCGCTTCTTTCAAGGATTCTTCTGCGAAAACCTTTTCACTTTTTAAACACTGAACAAGGGCAACTATTTCTTTATGCACTTTTTCATTATCCATCTTAATTCCTCCTAGTTTTTACGCTAACAAGCGATTTAATTTGCTTTATACAACTTGCTCTTTACTCACAACTGGTCTAGCATCATCATAATCAGCATATCTTATTCTTGCTATATATTCTTCGTCTCGTTTCACAATGTACGGCAAAACACGAATTATAATATCTTTGTCTAAAATCCCAGATACAAGTTCTTCCATTTTAGCTACAACTTTTTTGTAATCCGAACCCATGAATCGTATATCTTTATTGGCTATATATCGCTTATTGTTTCTTACTACCGAAAAGCAATCTGTTTTCGGAGCTCCTATCAACATGAGTTCACATTTTTTTAACTTTTCTTCATTCATAATTTCACCTCGCCTTATACAATCCCATCTTTCGCCATCTGTCTAGCATTAGCTGCTTAATGCTATCCGAACCACTCTCAAAGTCCTCCAGGTAGTCGCTTGGTACTTTAGACCAATCTATGTCATACTCCTCTGCTTTGGCTTCAAATGATTGCTGTGGTCTGATTTCGTTTGCTATCATGTCTGAAATTAGTAAATCATCGTGTTTTCCACTCATAGCATCGGGCCTACCGTTTTTATCATAGACAAATGTCATTGATTCTCCCAACATATCAATATCTGTGAATAAATCGATGTTGTTCTCGATTAAGTCTATTTCCTTATCAATTATCAGTGGCCTTGTATTCCCATCTGTTTTCCAACCTAGCTTTGGCATATATCCTTTAGTTAGATCATCATACTTTTGTCGCATATATTGATTAGGGTATTGCAAACGCTCTAATTCTTCTATGGGGGCTGTGTTAAAGTTTATTTCTATCCCGATTAAGGCGTTATTGTAATACTTTCCCAAACAATATAACTGCCATGTATACGGCTTTGAGTTGCTTATTTGCATATGAATAGTGGATGCTCTTTTACCAGTAACATTATTTATCGTTGTTGCTGCGTAGAAGTCAGAACCCTCTCCCTTTGTATCTCCACCGATGACATAAGGCGTGTATTCTTTTTTGTCCTCGTACATCCTTATCCATGGTTTGGTTTTACTCTCTACAAAATGGATGGTATCGTCAATTATCTTTCCTTTGGTTTTTTCACTATCCCAATCAAAGGCAAAATAGCCCGTCTTTACCAATGGATTGTTGCGCCTTAAATAATCGATTCTTGACATTAATACTTCGGTATTAAATACACAACTGCCACTTGCTAAAAACGCTTCTTCGGGAGTACATGGATATTCTTGCTTAATTAGATCACCTCGAATATAGGAAGCCCATTTATTGTGATACCAATAAACTTGCTCCCATGTTAGTTTAATATCGCTTAATAACCATCTACAGCGCTTATATATCCATTCTTTTTTACTTTTAACGTTATCCATAAAAGAATCTTTATTAGCGCCTAAATTAGTACTGTATTCTTCTGTATGCCACCACTCATAAAAGCAACACTCCCATTTACCAGAATCCCATAAATCTTTGTACTCATTGTATCCATTTGCTGTTGATTCTAAGATTTGTATAGAATCTTTTGTAAGCGCTTCTCCTATACCAGCCTGAACGTCCGAAATTAACACTTTCCAGAATGCAGCTTCTGAACCATGAAAGAATTTTAGCGTTCTGGACCTACCCATATTTGCCGAAACTGTTCTTACTTCCCAACTTGAATTAATTTTATCAAACAGCAATTGTTTCCTGTTATTAAATTTCTCTGTCGGCTTAAGGGGTAATGGCAACAATCCGTATGTATATTTAGCTTTGTTCTGGAATATAGTACTTGCATTTCCATCCTCGTCTGCTGCTGTAAATCCTTCGAAGTTTTTATTTGTAATAGTACAAGCTAATTGATAGGCTGTTATAAAACTTGTAAATCCTTGTTGTCTACCTTTTAGCACCAGAAATTTAAGCGATAGCCTTAATCCATTTTTATAATCTTCTATTGCTTTATTTAATCTGTCTATAAACATTCTTTGAACTGTATTCAAGAAAAATGGTCTTGTGTTTTTATCTTTGTCGACTATTACAAAAACCATCTCTATCAAATATTCTGGATTCTCACTTATGACTTTTATTAAAGATGTATCTTTTATTATTTCATTAGCTACAGCTTCGCGATATAGTTTATCTTGTTCTATGTCATTGTTTTCTTCCCATAACTCTTTTCTTCTACTTATTATTTGTTGGACCGTCATATACATCAACCTCTCGGCTATTTAGTATTATTTATTGTGATTTTGTAGTTATTTATAATAAAATAGCATGATGTTACAATATTATCTTTCTGGCTCTGGGATGATAGTTTAATTCATTTCAATATATTACTTTTTTATTTTATAAAATCTTCTAGTTTTGAATTAAGATTAATATTTTGGTCTATTTCCTGCTTGTCTTTCCAGTCAAAGTTATTTTTTAAATTAAATACAATCCCAGCAACTTGTCCTTGCCCTCTATACAATTCATATTCTAAGTACAACTCTATTTTTTCTTTCGCTTTTTTTATTGTGGGAAAAAACAAAGGGTCTTTTTCGTAGTTTAATAGGCTTCTTCGGTCCATTTCTAAGTAATGTGCTAAAGCTATAACGGATGGATGTTCGAAATATGTATCTTTTGTTATTTGCTCTCCATTATTATTAAGAATTGGTTCTTGCTTATAGATAGGAACTCTCTTTTCTTCATCCTCATAACCTATTATTACGTTATTCCAGCAAGGTTTAGTGATGGTAATAGAATTAAAGTAATTATCTATCCTGTCAGCCATTTCTTCTGGTGTATTAAATAGTTTAGGTCTGCCTATGTCTGCCATTCTAATCAACTCCTGAATATTATTTCTTTTTATCTTTACCGTACGCGCCATGTGTTTTCCATATAATTCCAACGTCTCCGAATATCTGATAATAGTTACCGCCACAGGCGCATTTATCTGGTGGTTTTAATTCTATCATTTTACAACTTATTTTAAACTCATGCTTGCAGTGATCACATTTGTATTTGTAAGTCATGTTATCAAATAACTCCTTTATTTTCATGGCAACTATAATAGTCTTTTTTGGTAGATTTATGAACTACTTGAAGTATTAGTCCGTTTTCAGTAAAGCCAACTTCCTCTTGGAGTTTCCTAAGCGCCTCTTTTGCTAGAAAATTAAACACGTTGTCGTTTGTTCTTTGTTTTACTTTAAAATACCTATTTTGAGCATTTCTACCATCTTCTGTGGCTATCCATGTCTTTACTAGAAAGTATTTGTTTATCATATCTCTCACGACCTTATAAAAAAATAAGGGAAGCTTTTACCCATTAGCGATTAACACCTCTATTAATCGGTTTAAAGCTGAATAACGGAATCGAACCGTTCGCCTATAGGTTACAAATCTATCGCTCTACCAATATGAGCTAATTCAGCATTTTATCTCAATTCCTCATTCCATTTATGCTCGTTCAGCAAGGGGACATTTTGTTGTGAGATAATCACCACCCGCGTTTTACTGCATGCAAAAAGGACCAAGATATTATCCTAGTCCTTTTCTATGTTTTATATTTTTAAGCTTGTTAACGTGTTACAACTCTACTAATACTATTATATCATGTTTGCGAGAGCTTGAACGGTATAAATACGGTAAATTAGTGGCAAATAAAAATAAATTAAATAAACACTTGACAAGTGTCCGTACACATGGTATTATGTATTTAACAGCAACACACAAGCATAAGTCCACACCGATTGGGTGGCCGTTAATAAGGAGAAAATTATGAAAAATTTAATAAGTTTATTGGAAAAAGGCTTTGTAAGTGAAGAAGAATTAGATACTATATTAGAAGAATGCGAAAGTTATGAAGATTGTGGCATGAGCGGAACACACAACGGTTACCATTGGTACAACATCACAGAAGACGGACAAGAATATGATGTTTATTGTAAATTCTAACCACTAGGAGCACCGAGGGTTCGACTCCCTCGGGTAGTATTAAACAAGGGTACTGTATCCTATAAGCAGACGAAGGGTAGCATATGAATGATATTATGAATAAAATTATTGAGATTGCACAAAAAAGATGGAATAAGATTAAAAATGAATCTGGTTGGACAAAAGAAGATGCTCTTGCGTATGCGCTAGAAATTTTAGATGATAACGGTAATTATTATGACCCAACTAGAGAAGAATATGAAGATGCTTTATT